TAATATCCATGAGTTAAAAATCTCCTAAATTAATTAAACCGTAACTCAAAATTTTTAAAGGCTTATCTATTAACAACAATTGTTAATGCGCCTGTAGTTGAATCGTAGCGATGTACGAAGCCAATAACTCTATCATCAAAAGTGGCCTGATACTTGGGCTTGCCTGCATCAGTTGTATCTTCAGCAGTATTGGCAACGATTACATTTGCACCAGCAGAATGTAGTTCAGCGGCATCAATGTACTGGCCGGAAGGAATGGTGAAAATACCCTTAGAGTAGGCTAAACAAGGTGTACCGGAAGGAATGGTTTGAGAATCCTGATAGCCGGGGTAGGTTAGTCTAACAGTAGCGGAGAAGGGAACATTAGCGGCTTCTGAGAAACCACCACGTTCACTAAAAGCTACAGAGGGAGTGGGTTCGTAGTACGGGGGTTTGCGGTTGTCATGACCCCAAGTAACGATGAAAATAGCACCCTCAGCTTCATCAGCAGTAGCGGGAACTGCTACGCCAGGAAGGTCGGTGTAAGAGCCGAAGTCATAATCAACGGCGTGTGTAGTTAGGCGAACAAATCTGCCTTCTACAACGTCATTTTTAGCTACGACTGCCATAACATTTGAAAAATCATTAATTTCCATTAATCAATAACTCCTAAAATTATTGTTTCTTTCCTAAGAATTCTCGCAAATTAGTAGCGATTTCTTTCGGTGTAAGGTCTGTTCTATCTGAAATTATATTTGGAACTTCAGTTTTTGAAGCGATAGCTTGTTCAGCAGGTTTTGCCTGTTCAGCAAAAGCGACCATTTCCTGAACGAAAAAGTCTAAAGCTTCCTCTGATAGAGCTAAGAGCTTCTCAGAGTTTGTAGCAAAGTAATTATCATCTTTATTAATACCAGCAGAAACAAAGCGTTCTTTAATTTGAGCTAACTTTTCCTGCTTGGCTAATTCAGCTTCAATACCATCTTTGAATTCAGCTAGAGCATTTTTCTCTGCTTTGACTGATTCTAATTCAATGGTAAGTTCTGAAATTTTAGATTCTAACTCTGCTACTTTTGTTTCTAACTCTTTATTATCTTCCACGTTAGTAGCCTCCGAATTGGAATTTTGTTCTTCTGCAAAAGCGATTATAGGTGTTCTTCCTGCATAAGCTGGACGCTTTACAATACACAGACCATCTAAAGAAGTCCCACGCAATTTTCTAATCTTGCCATCTTCAGAATAATCTTCATTCTCGTATGTAATTTCCCAACTAACCTGCGGTAGATTCCCATCCTGCCACATTTGTTTTAATAGCGCAACATCATCTGGTCTTTCCCTTTTCCAGAAAGCGGCTAACGCTTTTACCTGTTTATTTTCTCTTATTAAATTTGTAATAACACCGATTGGATAACCCATAGCTTCATAATGACCTTCAGATATATCACCGGGCGTCATTTTTATTGGGGTGTTTAACCCTGTTCTAACTAGATTATCGAATTCGGATTCTTCAATCTGATGCCCATTCGCATTGGGTCTGTCATCACAAACCACAATTTTTGCCCACTGGAAATTTTCGTTCTGTGCAATTCCAGCAAAAGCTTCATTTTCGGAATTTATAAATTCAATGTTTGTTTCAAAATTTGTTATATCCATAATTCTCCCGTTGCGAATATTAATCTACTCGCAATTTTACAACTACATTATAGCATACTATTAATTTTCATGTAGTTAATTAGAGGTTTTTTCTCTTTTATTCTTATTTTCTACAGTATTTTTGGGCCGTGCTTTATTTGTTTGTGGATTATTTTCAGTGCCATTGTTTTGAACTGCGCCTCCGGGAGTTCCGGGAGTGGGGCTAAAAGGTCTTGGAGCAAACTCACCAAGTTCTTTTTCTTTCAGAACTTTGTTTTCCTTCTCTTTTAATTCCATTTCATCGTCAAAACTGTAGCCAAAATACTTAGAATAGGTAGAGCGAGAGATGTTGCCAGTGTCGTACAAATCTTTTAGTGCGGCTGTATAAGCACTGAATTCTACAAGATTTAGTGGAGCGAACTCTACATTTGGAGTTGTCTTGAAATTATTTCTACTGGAAACTTCATAGCAAATGTCTTTGATAACATTTAGAATTTTATTTCTTAAATTCTCCATTGTCTTTTGTGGAGAAAATAAAGCTAGCTCATTATTACCACCAGCAGCACTACGCTCAGTTTCACCTACAATTAGAATCTGTGGTAAACCTAATGCATAAATAATATCTCTATTAACTGAGGAATACTTTGTCTCATCTAATAAAGCTGTAGTATCTGGAAATACCCAAGATACATCTAGTGTATGTGGAGCAAACAACTGGAAAACTTTTTCTACAGACTTGCCATTTGAGTTTCTCCAAAGCATCTGACTTTTAATATAGTCAAATACATCCTCATCATCTTCTGTAACAGGATAAGTATCATTACCAAGTTTGAATAATTGAATAGCCGTAATAACTCTAGAAGCAATAGAGTAATCCATTCTTCTAAGATTTCTTTTGTGCTTCAAAGATTCCAAAGCTGGATATAAATAGGGCGTAGGATATGGGCAGTTAGATAAAACTCGGCGTCTGAAAATTAAATCATTCTCTAATCTTACTTTCTTTTCACCACGTTCTACCTGAGACACAAAGGCCGGGTATAGAGTTTCTAACTGTTCATATAATTCAAAATCAACAGTACCATCCTTATAACGCCCTTTGTTTCTTATGAAGTAGATAATATCATCAGGTATCTCTACAAAATAAGAAACCTCAGAACCTAGCAAGGAATAGTTTATTGTGATTGTACCTGAATCTCTTAACCACATAGAGCTAGGAAGAATCAGGGGATCGTATTTTTTAATGCCAAGTCTTTTTATTACATCTTTTGGAACTGAAGTATAATCAATCTCTGGAATTACTAATCCAGAAACCATATACTCCAAGGCCATCTCTTCAGCAAACTCCTTTAACTTTGGAGCTAGAGCGGTAAAGACTCTAATTTCATTATCCGACAAACCATTTTTCTCAAAGATAAACTCATTGATAGCAATATCTACAATCTTATTAATTACTGAGGAAGCAATTGGGTCTTTTCTGTAGAAAAATCTACAGTCATCCACAACTTCCTTGTACTTTTTGCTTGTAGAAATATCCATCTTATCAACATCTTCAGGAGTCCAAGCGTTGCCATCGGTTGATACCGGAGTAATGAAAGCAGATATGGCATTAAATTGTTTTATAGTATTTGACTTTATTTCGTCTGTCATTTTAACCTAACCATTTTACTTTGAATAAACTGGTGCTTTTCTTTTTCTGCTTTATAAATTCTGTCTGTAAGTAGTAAGCAAGTGCAAGAACTAATAAAGCAGAAGTAAAGTGGTCTGCACCTTTCTTACCACCTTTCTCAGTAATCGTTCTATAGGCGATTTCGCCTGTTACACTTTTAGTATACGTCATTCTTTCAAGTTCTGAAATAGTTTCTAAGTCGGTACTTGAAAAAACAATTTTATGATTTGTAACCATTTCCTGTAATACAGATACGGCCAATGGTTTTGATTTAGATTTTAATTCTTTACCATCCGCATCCATACCAATAACAATACTGGTGGAAAAATCAATGGGAATTAATCTTTTATTATAATCTTTGTGGGCATACTCTATGTCATCAGTAAGATGCTGAACTACAGAAATGCCCTGCCCACCAGCACCCTTATCAATACCTAGAAACAGTGGTGAGAATTTAGTATCCAGATAGTCTATAAGCTTTTCCTGAATAGGATAAGAAACTTTAGTCATCTCTATTTTAGCAAAAAACTTTAGCCTATCGTAATCATCAATAGTCATTACAAAGATAGCTGTAGGCTCTGTATAACCTAAATCAATGCCAATAACTGTATCAGTATTTTTCTCTACACCGGGAAGTAAGGCTAACTTTGTTTTATAGAAATCCAAATCGTTTGACCCCTCTGCTCCATTTATAGTTAATCTATAAACAGGGTTTTGTGAAATCTGCATTGTGCCTCTATCAAACAAAGAAAATACAGGCTTGCCGTGTTCTGCCAACCATAGATGAATAAAGTCATCCGAATCTTCCCCACCATAGTCTTCAATAGCTTTTAATCTATCTTCCTTAGTCAGTCTTGGATTCATATCCGAACTGACTCTGTGCTTTGAGTAACTTGAATTTACACTATCACAGTGATAACAAACTGACTTTTCACGGCGACCATCTGGTACACCAGCAACCATCAGTCTAAATCCGGGAGTAAATGTATTTATTGTCGGCTGTAACTCAATCCATGAACCCCAAGGCTGATAACCGGATTCATCTACAATAAAAAATGGAGTATGTAGGCCAACGACATTTGCACCAGTACCAGTAGTACCCGCAATTCTAGCCATCAGAACTGCTCCATTTAACAATGTAATTACATGGTCTCCATTATTAATGCCCGTATTTGGAGAGATGAATTGTTTCATTAAAGAGTTTACTCTAAGGGTTGTTTGAAGTCCCGCCCATACAGGCTCTAGATGTACTTTGTTTGGAACAAAGTACACAATATAATCTCCCTGAAATAACCGATTTACTAATATCCAGAGAAGTAATCCTACCAGTGAAAAAGTTTTACCACTTGCACGTCCAGCCATAATTGAAACATAACTGGAGAAATCACATACAAATTGTTTCTGATACCAAGTTAACTCAATTGGCTCATTATTTTCATCTAAGTCATAGTTATACATAAACTCAATAAATAGAACAGGATTTCTAAATATTTCGTGTAAGTATAAATCATCTAATTGAGTTGCCTTTTCTTGAATAGCCATTAATCTATTACCTTAAAAATTTCATTAAATATATTTGTAGCAATTCGTTTCCAAGAAAATTTCTCTACTATTTTTTTCATGGACTCTGAATCTAATTCTTTGTAATCAGATTTGAAAATTGCTTCCAATTGTTCTACAATATCTTTATCCATCTCAATAAATTTACCAAAGCCTTCATACCATCTATAAGTATGCAGGTTTGGAACTATTGGTATTGCCCCACAAAAAGCACCCTCAATCCCCATCATTTCAAATCCCTCATGTTCTCTGAGACATCCTATATACTTGGAGCGATTAAGCATGTTTCTAAAAGCTTCATCTCCCATGTGATTTAGATAATGATAGTTATTTTTCCAGCCGAAGTTTCGTCCTGTATGGAACATATGAGTTCCAGTATTTACACAGGCTTTATAAATATCATCGAGTTTCTCGGAATCAGCAACATGTCCCGTAGTAAAAATTGTAATATCTTTAGGTGTTGCGGTTCTATAGAACAAGCTGGTTTCTGCTCCCCAAGGGGTAGAGAAACAATTAAATTCCTTGTCAGAATATCTATGAAGGTCGTGAAATGAAATTGTCAGCAGAGCGTGTTGCCATAATCTTTCTGAATCAGTAGGATGAACATGTACAGTGGTTACACAATGCTGTATTATTATTGCATTTTTTAATTTAAGTGCTGTGGGATATTCCTCACCGCCAACTACATGAATAATTGTAGCTTCTGCTTCTTCTGGTCTAACCCACTCTACAAAATTCTTAGAATGGTCATGCAAAGCCTGACTAATTCTTTTAAACGCTACCCCAAATCTAGGGTCTAATATTTCAGCTAATTTGTATTTTCTTTCAGCCATTGTACATAATCCTTCCAGGAAGCTAAATCAGCATACCTTGTCATAAATGAATTGTAACACCCCGATTTATTTAAATTATTATACTCGTTAAATGCGCCCTCAATTGTAGTAATTTCGGGAGAATTTAAAACAAATTCTGTAAACTCTCGCCTCCACCCTGCCATTCCCCAAGCCATGTAATGGGATGCACCATCAAGAAATATATACCACTTATTACATTCTACCTTACTTACATCCGGCTTATCCACAATTTCATACTCTAAATACCTGCCTTTATCTGAGCCACACCTAATAGAATTTTTTAGAATTCCAAATCTCTCTGGAATATCTGTGGGAAATATTCCCAAAGCAAACTTAATTCTATCCCCATCATAATTAAGTGTTTCTAAAATATCAATACATGCAGTACCGCTAATAAGAGTGTCCGGCATTGTAAAAATAAACTGGTCATAATTTCTTGAAGTAACTAGAGCAAGCTTAATTGCATCGTATAATCCAGTAGGAGTATATTGTATAACATATGAAATATTTATATCTTTATACTTATTTTTTGAAAAATGCTGAACATGGCTTGAAATTTTTTGTGGTGAACTTACAATCACAAAGTTATGTACCCCCGCCTGTTTCATGCTATCAATTGAGGAATCAATAACCCAGGTATTTTCCCAAGTTGGTAATAGTTCTTTATAAGTTCCATTCCACCTAGAGCATAATCCTGCCGCTGGTAAAATTCCTACAGTATCCATTTATCCCTCGAAACTAAAATATCTTTAAAATAAGGCTTCCATTTGCTAAACATATAGTCAATTTTCTTGCCATATGTTCCATCATCACCAGAACAAGAACTGTAGTGAGTAACTCCAATATAGTCTGAATCAATTACAGTAAAACCGTTATACTTAGCTCGTAATGCATATTCGGATTCTTCATGCCAGAACTTTCCAAAGTAGGGGTCTAGCTCTCCAATAGCGTTTACTACCGCTCTGGAAAACATAAAACAATATCCCTGACCAACATCACACTCAGCACCCCGACCCTTACATTCCCAAAAAACTCCGGGAGTGTCAACATTAATATACGAACCAGTCTGACTAACAACCCCAACTTTAGGGTCATTATAGTATTGTAACATTCTCTGTAACCAGTCCATAGACTTTTCAGCATCAGGAATATGCTCTAATTCCTCTGAAACAAAGGCATCGTCATCAAAGAAGATTAAATAATCTCCACTGGACATTACAATACCTTCGTTTCTACCCAGAGTTACCCCAACATTTTCTGCAAATCTAAAAATAGTTTTACTATGGTCAATGCTATTTACATATTCAAAAACTTCATCAGTAGAAGCCTGTAAAATAAATACGAATTCAAACTCTGTGCGAGTATGTTTAAGAATAGAATCAACGCATCTTTTTAGAAAGTCTAGTCTATTCTGTGTTAAAATAATTATTGATACCATATTAATTTACTTTCCTTAAATACCCACTGACATTAAATGACATTTTCCATAATAAAGTTTGTAAAATTCATCAACTATATTCATTTAGACACCTTTAGTATTGTATGAAGAATTGCTACTTTCCATTCAACCCCGTCAAACCATTGGCTAACCTCACTAATAACATTCTGGCCTTCCATTATAAATAGTGCAGTAGTTGCATAGCTAGTACTAAATCCCTTGCAGTAATATTCAAATGTCTTATGATTAAATCTTCTTACATGAGAGGGGTCAGCTACATCCCACAGGGTATTTGCTAAAGGAACTACTATATCAATAGTAGCCCCGTTTTTACATACTCTATAAATATCTTTAAGTAATGTGTCTAAATTTCTAACGTGTTCTAGAACATGATGAGCTAAAACATATTCAACAGAATCATTATCTATGAATTCTGGAAGTCCACTTTCTAAATCATGATTAATTACATCAGGCGAAAATGGGAACTTATCAATATTTATATAGCCATCTAGTGGGGTATTCCCACAACCTAAATTTAATTTTTTACGTTCTACCAAGGTATCTTTCCTCCATATTTATTACTAACCCACTCAAAACCCTCTTGCTGTGCTTTAGTAGCATAACCAGAATCTAAACGATTATAAGTTCCTCTATGAGCATGGTGAATAAATGAGCCTAAACTTGCAACTGTTTTATATCCAGCTATTTTAGCTCTATAACAATAATCCTGATTAGCATACCACCCCGCTCCCGGTGCAGTTCCATCAGGAAGTCCAATAGAATTAATTAGTTCCTGAGTAAATCCCCAAGCGCAATTATCTACATGCTGAGCTTCTACATATCTACCAAAATTTCCTCTTAAAGAATTGGTAAGATAAATATCCCAATCTGTAGTTCCAACTTCAAAGGGTGGCTTAGGATATTCTAAAATTCCACCCCCCGGCTGGTCATATAGTGGAGCTATAATTCCAATCTTCTTATCTGATTCTAGGCATCTAACAATGCTATTTAACCAATTCTTATGCACATAAATATCATTATTTAGGCATAAGTATAAATCACTCCTACCGTCTATAAACTGATTAAATGATTCTATCAGTCCAATACTATTATTAATCTGATGATATGTATACGAGCCATAATATTTGAAATCTGAATCCTCTGTGGAATCAATAACAATTACATTAGCACCACAAAGGTCTGACCTAAATAAACTATTCAAACAGTCAATAGTTAAATCATTATACTTATAATGTTTTATCAGAATACTTATATTCATTATCTCATACTCTCAGGCATAATAGCATCGTTTGTAGACGCCATTCTTTTTTCTCTATACCGGGACAGATTAATATTTCTCATTGCATAACCGCACTTAGAGCAGAATAAATTAATTACGTTCTGCTTTGACTCCCAACTTTGTAGCCAGATAGTTCCTATCAAACTGTTACATTCTGGACAATAGATATAGAACATCTTTTCATCATAAAACTTTTTGGCTTTTCTTTTTAAATCTTCCAAAAAGCTTTTAGCACTTTCGTCCTTATCAGAATTTCTAACCTTTCTAGTAATCTTCAAATCATCCTGAATTCTAGAAATGTCTTGGCGTAGCTTATTTTTATTCTGAGAAAGCTTATCCATCTTTAATGTAATGTCCCCCGTGAGGCCTGCATCCCCCTCGGCCTCCATTCTTAACCTGTATGACATTACTTCCAAATCTTCAAGCTCGATTAGTGCCTGAGCTAATGCTCGGAGTAAGAGCTTATCATTAATAAGCATCTCGTTTAAATCATAATCTTGCTCGAATTCTTTAAGTTTCAATTCAATACGCCTCTCGAAATCTTTTATCGGAGCGGCGTTAGTTTTCATTTTTAGATAAACTTGTTCAAAATCTTCATCAGACATTTTCTTATACTGAGGAAGATTTCTAAGTCTGTTTGGATTAACTGTAGATAGTCGCTTCTTATCTTTATCATCCTTCTTAGAACGTTGTTTCTTTCCTTCAACTTCCTTAATGTCAAATTCCTGCTCGACTTCATCATCGAAATCGTAATCACTATCCATTATATAACTCTCCTTTTTCTTGTTAATTATAGCATTTATTTATGTTTTTGTGTCGTTTTTTCTGATTTTTTCTGACTTTCAATGAATATTAAATATTCATTAATCCATTCAGAAATATTTCCCACAATGGATAGATAACAACCTCTATGCATAAATATATTCATGTAAGGTCTTTCTAAGGGAAGCATAAATTTATTATCATCCTCTTTGAATTCCTCATCACATACAGCGCATTTCATTATTCAACTTCCTCCCTTCTAATACTATTCTTTAAAAACTTTTGCAATCTTATATAGACTGCTTCTGGCAGTAATGACATATCTCCCGACATGAGGCATAGTAGAAGCCTGTTCAGTTCTTCACGCTCAAACGGTACATAGATAGCATCATGGTCAATGATGACATGCATATCAGCAAAATTACTGGCAGTAAATTCCTTAAAGCACAGCGGGCATAACCACTTATTACCCTTCTTAATAGCCATATAAAACTCCTTGACAAAATAAACGTAGTGTGGTATACTTACCCACACTCAGTAGTAATTATAGCATACTTATAAATTGAGTGTCATTTACCCTTGACAAGATTGAAGTTATGTGGTAGAATCAGTTTGTAATTGAATATGGTATAATTGTGCCGCCAAATACTGCGGTATAGAAGAAATAAGTTACTATAACTTATTAGTAAAACCTGATAAGTTACACCAGCTACACAGTATTTGTAGCACAAATAAAAACGCCCAAGGAGTGTATAGTGTGTACTATTTGATAGATAAGCAGGAAAAACTTGACCGTGTTGAAGTAGGCATGTCCCCGGTATCATTAGATATTGAATGTACGGGTCTGGATATATTTAAAGATAAGATTATAACAGTCCAGTTAAAGATAGGCGATGATATTTATATTGTAGATGTAAGAAAAGTAGATATAGCACAATTCCTTAATTCTATTAAAAATATTCCAGTAATTTTACATAATGCTAAATTTGATTTAAAGTTTATCAAATTTAATGATGGGATTGAATTTAATAGTATTCATGATACCATGCTGTGTGAAGCATTGATATTAAACGGAATCGGAAATAAATTTAATTCTTTATCTTCATTAGTAAATAAATACAAGGGAATTATTTTAGATAAGGAAGTTAGAGAGACTTTTGTTAATAACTATAATATAGAATTGACAGAGGAAATTTTAAGATACTGCGCATTAGATGTACTATATCTTGAAGATATTAAATCAAGACAGTTAGAAATAATTAATAATCAAGGACAGTCTAAAGTTCTAGATTTAGAAATGGATTTAATTAATGCTCTTATAGAAATGGAGATTGAGGGGTTTCCTATTTCTAAAGAACTCTGGATAGAGATTGCTAGAGAGAATGAAATAAAACTGGAAGAAATTAAAAAGTCTTTAGTAGAATTCTTTGCTCAAAGATTACTGACTCTTAAGGAAATTGATAAACTAACTGCCTATGATTTAGCAGTATATTTATATATTCCTGTAAAAACTAAGAAATTAGAAAAAGAACTTAGAGAAATTCCCGCCGAATCTTCTTTAACGTATATATCAAATAATATTAACTTTGCTTCTGCAAAGCAGGTAAAAAGAATTCTGGAAGTTTTATCTGGAGTTACGCTAGAAGATACAAATGAGAAAACTTTAATCCAGCATAAAAACATTCCTGAGATTGCTAAACTTCTAGAATTTCGGGAGTTTGCAAAGAAGGTTTCTACTTATGGAGAGAACTACCTGAGTCATGTAAATCCTGATACTGGAAGAATTCATTGTGAGATATTACAGGTAGCTTCTGACTCTGGCCGAATGTCGGCTTCAAAACCAAACCTTTTGCAAGTTCCAAGAGAGGGTAGATATAGAGAATCTTTTGTAGCTCCCACTGGATGGAAGTTTTTAGACGTTGATTTTTCTCAGGAAGAATTAAGACTCTTTGGTGCAGTAACTAAAGAGCCAAAATTTATTGAAGCGTATAAGCATGGTATAGATATGCATAAACTTACTGCAAGTTTAATTTACAATGTTCCAATTGAGGAAGTAACTAAAGAGCAGAGACAGATTGCCAAATCCCTAAATTTTGCCTGTATTTATGGTACTACAGAATACGGATTGGCTTACAATTTCCAAATGGATATTGAAGAAGCCAGAGAACTATTGTATAATTTCTGGAAAGGTTATTCTACCGCTAAAGCTTTCTCAGATAGATTTAATCAATTGATTTGGGAGAATTGTTTTAGTATAACAGTTTTGAAACGCAAGCGATTCTTTGAAAAGAAAACTTTATTTGCAGATATTAAAGAAGCTTCAAGATATAAATCAAAAGTATTTCGTGAGCTTGGAAATCATTTAGTTCAGGGTACTGGTGCTGATATTTTAAAATTATCCCTTGCTAGAATCAAGCGTGAGAATCCTTTTGGGGATAGCCTGAAAATAGTTCTTCCTGTGCATGATGAAATCATTTGTCTTGCTAAGGACGAGATAGCAGAAGAAGCTTTAGAGTTTGTAAAGCGCATTATGAAAGAAGAAGAACAGAAGTTTTTGGGTGATATACCTGCTGAAGTTGATGGTAAAATCTCTACACATTGGGAACACTAATACCCTTGACAGGATTGGGGTTCTATGGTACAATACGTTTTGTAAGTAAGCAATATCAAATAAGGAGTTTGAAATGAAACCTAAATTTAAGAAAGCATTTAACTTGATTGCATTTGGCCTTTTGGCCCTAGCGGTACTGTCGCTCGGCATCTTCATTGCTGTTCTTGGCAATGTGATTGGAGCAGTTGTGGCTTGGGTACTTATTCTTGGATTTGTATATTTTGCATTGGCGATTTTGGCATGGCGAGTTATCTTCAATACAATCCGATAATATTCATTGATGCTAGCTTATTCAAGCTAATAATTATTTCAATCTTTATTGGCTGGATATATTTAGTTTATCTAAATCCACTATTTACTTTATTTATAACTTTCTCTATTGTACTAAAAATTGTAGAACATTATGAAGCATCCGGCAAAATATAATGATAAGTTAATTTCTATATTTTATGAACTACTTGAAGGGTCAAAAGTAATACTAGACCCGATGGCCGGAACTGGAAAAATTTTTAAGTTGTTAGAAGAGTTTGACAGTACATTAACAATTCATGCAATAGAAATTGAGCCTGAATGGGCAATGCTTGACAAAAGAATAACAATGGGGGATGCATTAAATTTACCTTACGGGGATAATACTTTTGATGCCATAATTGTTTCACCGACTTATGGAAACAGAATGGCAGATAAATTTTTAGATAATGGCTGGACATACAATACCTATGCAAATGCATTGGGTAGAAATGTTAATAAAAATAGTTCTGCCAAATTACAGTGGGGAGACGAATATAGAGAATTTCATAGGCGGGCGTGGGCAGAATGTTTGAGGGTATTGAGAAGTAGGGGGAAATTTATTCTTAATATTAAAGACCATATCCGAAAGGGAGAGGTCATGCAGGTATCTGAATGGCACAAAAACTATTTTCTAGATAGTGGATTAACTTTAGATAAAGAAATAAAGGTTAGTTTATCTGGAAACAGATTTGGTGAAAACAGAGACAAGAGAATTAGTTATGAAAATGTTTACAGATTTATAAAACTATAGGAATAAACAAAATGGGTGATGCGGTTGAAATTAATTATGAAGAATTAGAAGAATTAATTAATGCTCTTATTGATGAGGCTGGAAACAAGGCAACCTGCTTTGAGTGGGGTGAGAGTGCAGGAAAAGGACTTGAAGAAGCTAGAGAGAGTATGCTAAAGTTTTTCAGAATGAAAATGCAAGAACATATCTTGCTTAAAGATAGAATTAATAACCTTGAAAAAGAATTAGAAATGCAAAGAATGGCACTAATGAATTGGGAGTAATACTATGGCAATATATTTTGATTACTTAAAGGATGAACTGGCAAATACGGCTAACAAAATTATAGATGCCTTTATGGGTTCAAATGTAAAAGCTAGAGATTGGGCTTATGAACGGTTCATAATCTTGATTGATGACGATTTAGCCCGAACAATTGATACTCAGGAACAGGAGATTATCAATCTAAAGCAGGAATTAAAAGACCTAGAAGAATACTACGCCGATATTATTCAAGAAAAAAATGATGAAATAAAAGACATGAAGTATGAGCTTGAATCTAAAGATACAGAAATTCTAAGCCTGTCTAGGCAGTTGGATAGATGTTTGGCTGGAGATAACTAATGTTAGAAACTGTATTAATTATTTTAGGAATATGCTCTTTCATAATTATTCTTGTTAGTTCAGCAATAATTCTTTCAGAGCCAGAAACTATAACAAATCTTGTTAATGCATATATTGAAGCTAAGACTAGGCTGGCTGAGTATAAGGCTTCTAAGGAAAGACATGTTTGATTTAGTTTACGCTGACCCCCCTTGGAGTTTTAAAACTTATTCAGATAAAGGAAAAGGTAAAAGTCCTGATAATCATTATCCGGTTCTAGACATTGAAGAAATAAAAAAGTTAGATATTAGCTCTATAGCAAACAAAGATTCAGTTCTTTTACTTTGGGCAACTCCTAGTATGTTAATGTATGCTATAGATACAGTCAGTGCTTGGGGCTTCACTTATAAAACAATTGCTTTTACTTGGATAAAGACAAATAAAAAGAATACTGACAGTTTGTTTTGGGGGTGCGGCTATTATACCCGGCAGAATACAGAGATTTGTTTGCTGGCTACAAGAGGAAATGTGCTTCCAAGAGAATCTCATAGTGTACATCAGGTGGTTATTTCTCCAGTGGAAGCCCATTCAAAAAAGCCGGATGAAGTAATGAAACGGATTGAGCAATTATTTGGTGATATAAAAAGAGTTGAATTGTTTGCCAGACGTGAGACTCCCGGTTGGGTATGTGTAGGAAATGAAATCACTGGCCGAGATATACGGGATGACTTGAAACTTCTAGCCCTTGACAAGTAGATAACTTTGTGATATACTTATGCAATAAGGAGACTGGTACAATGAATACTGTAGTTCTGAATATGAAGACTCTTGAAACCGTTGAATTTCGTATTGATAAAAATACTGGTGAAATTATTATCTGGTCTAGTAATCCAAATGATACTGATGAAACCTGCATTGTAACAACATATGAAAATATGCATAAAATTATTTCAGAAAGGAAGCGCAAGATTGGCAAAAAAGAAAGTCGAAGCACAGTCATTTCTAGAGCTACTTAGGCAGGATTATGGAAAAGCAATTGTAGATATTTACAATGAAGATGCAATTGTAATTGATACAATTCCTACAGGAAGCCTAGCATTAGATGCAAGCATTGGGATTGGTGGAATTCCACAGGGAAGGTTTACAGTTATTTGGGGTTCTGAGGGAAGTGGAAAATCCACTCTGGTTTGTAATATTGCAAAAGAAGCTATATTACAGAATAAAAAAGTTCTCTATATTGATGTTGAAAATATGCTGGACATTGAATATACGGAGCGTATTGTAGGCACAATTGATACTAATAAGCTTGTAATTGTCCAGCCAAATACGGCTGAGGATAGTTTAAATATTGCCCTAAAAGCTTTTGAAAGTGGTGAGTTTAAGTTAGTTATCATTGATTCTATTGGGGCTTTAAGTCCCCAAAAAGAACAGGAAGATGAATTAGTTGATGTGGGTGTGGCGGCGATTTCGCGGTTGCTTGCAAGATTTTTACGCAAGGCGCGCCTCTCAGTTAGAGAAAATAATGTAGCCGTAGTATTTATTAATCAAGTAAGAGATAACATCGGTGCATATATGGGTGGTTACAGTATGCCGGGTGGACACGCTCTAAAACATTTTGCTTCTTTAATTATATTCCTTTCAAAGATTCAGGATATAAAAAAAGCAGACGAAGTTATCGGTATCACAGTAAAGTTTGTAATAAAAAAGAATAAGTTAGCTCCCCCCTTTAAGTCGAGTACCTTTCCAATGAAGTTTGGAATGGGGGTGGACAAGTTTGAGGATATGCTAGACTTTGCAGTTTTCTTAGGTGTAATAACTCGTGCTGGCCCTTACTATAAATTCAATGATATTCAATTAGGAAAGGGCGTTTTAGAATCTACTGATTTTATCAGTAAAAATCCAGAACTGCAACAGAAAATCAGAGAGCGTGTTTTATCTCTAGTACAAGTAAATAAAAATGAATCTTTGGATGATGAGGATGAGGTAGAAGAATATGAAAGTGAAGGTACAGACGACTAGACTATATACTCTAGGTAACTATAAAAATATTACCATGAGTGTAGAAATCGAAAAGGAATTGCCAGAAGGTATTGATGTTGATGCATATGTAAAAAATACTCTTGCACAGCAAACAGCATTAGTAGATTTGGCACAAATTGAATATGTAAGTAATCGCAAGCATATGGAAGAGTTAGGGAATACTGAAAAAGCAATCGCTTATCTGGAAGAACTAAAATCAAATGCAGAGCAAATATTAACCGATATAATTTCATAGTAAAAGAAAGAGAGATATAAAATGCCATTCGTAACTATTGAAGAACGTAAAGCTACTTCTAAATTTAAGAAAGCCACTTTTGCAGATATGAAAACAGGTACACACCTGTTTCGTATTCTTACTAAACCTGAAGATGTTGTTCAGTATTCAACTCATTATGTTCGGGGAGTCTATGTCAAGTGTATTGGGGATGACTGCCCAATCTGCCTAAATAATAAAAAGATTATTATGGGTAATCCAGATAACTTTCGGGCTGATAAAAATTACATGGGCAAGCAACGCAAGTTTGCGGTCAATGCTTATGATATGACTCCTGTAGTTACTTGCCCGAATTGTGGTGCTGACCATAAAAAGGTTGAGGGTAAATTTCCTGGCAAATGCTCTGAGTGTGAAGCCATGATGGTGGATGTTACACCTCATCCCATGAATAAAGTTGTCGTTATTGCCAAAGGCCCTGAGTTTTTTGGAGATATTAATTCTCTCAATGATTCAATTCTTGATGAGAAGGAAAATCCTATTGGCGTAAATAACTTCAATATTCGCATCGTTGTAACTGGTTCTGGTAAAACTGTAAAGTATACTATTATTCCACAGGATTCAAAAGAAGAAATTCCTGCTGACTTGGAAATGCATGATTTGGAAAATACTGTGTTTACTCTACAGCATGATGAACTTCAGGATTTGTTTAATGGTATTGCATTGAAAGATATTTTGACAGCTCGCAAGGCCAATAAACAGTCTAGTGTTGAGGAAGAAGAATCCTCTCCAATTTCAATTGATGCTGACGAGTTATTCAAAGCTTAGTAATTCGTCCGGGTGGCGGTGTGGTGTGAACACACTGAAATCTCAAAGACACCGAAGGAAGCGGACACCCTTAGCCAATGGGGAATCGGTATCGGGATAGGCATGTCTAAATCAGGTTGAAATCCTGAACACCCCTCAAATTGTTTGCTATGTATTATAATTGGCAGTACTATCGTAACCAGTCGAAGGTGTCGGTTCGAGTCCGGCCATAGCAACTTAAGGAGAAACTCATGGAAGATGAAAAAGGTTTGGCTGATGTTTATTATCATAAACTTGTAAATGAAAATAATAAGGGTTTGACTATGGCTAGATTTTTTGGGGAAATCTTTGACATTAGTTATAACATAAATCACATAAAAACATTTAATAGATTAATTAAATTGTATGGTTACAGGATTGTATATTTTGCCTTATTAGATTCTGCTGGAATGGAACTAAAAGACACAGAAAAAATTTATGGACTTATTTCATATTTTTGCAAGCAACGCTTAGAAAACTCTAACCAAGTAAATAGAGAAATTGAAAAAATTAAAGAATACAAAAAACTAAAAATACCGGAGGTAGAATAATGCGGGTTATTGGCAAGGGTTATGAATACGATGATTTGATTTTAGTTCCACAGTGTGGAGAGTATATTTATAGTCGAGATGAAGTTAGTTTGGACATGGATTTGTATTTATTCTTTACAAATGATAAGCGAAAAAATACTTATCCAATCATGTCTGCCCCGATGAAGGGGATTTCTGGAGTTGAATTAGTTTCTGCTTTAAGTGATTTAGGTTGTTATGGAATTCTTCATCGTTTTGATAGTGATGAATCGAGACTAGAAAAGATTAATACGCTGATTGATAGAGGTGCTTATTTCGGGGTAGCGGTGGGGGCGCGTAATATAGATAGTGAAATCGAATTGCTACAGAGTATTGATACTAGTAAGATATTTATCTGTTTGGATACGGCTAACGGTTATTCAGAAAAAACAGTAACTGTTGCTCATAGACTTACAAATAAATTTATGAATGTCCCGCTAGTAGTCGGGAATGTAGCAACTGCTGATGGATTTCACAGAATTGCAGATTACTATAAATCTGCTATGGTTCGGGTTGGGGTTGGGCCGGGTAAAGTTTGTATTACCCGAAATAAAACAGGGGTTGGCGTTCCCCAATTAACTGCTATTGCCGATTGTGTTGAGGCAAGTAATACTTTATCCAGAATTCACTATAACAATGTTACTAATGGCTCTTTTGTTATTGCTGATGGTGGAATTAAAAACCCCGGTGATGCAGTAAAGGCTTTTGCCGCTGGTGCAAGAATGGTCATGCTTGGCTATCTTTTTGCTAAGACTGAGGAAGCCGAAAGTACGGATGGAAGCATGTATGGTATGGCCTCAAAAAGAATTCAGTTAGAATTTACCGACAAAGTAAAAAGCAT